GAGATGCGATCGCCTTCTGCAAATCTTCCTCCCGCCATTTTTCGGGCAATTCAATATTTGCCGTAATTGTGGACCAGGTGACAACTTCATCAGTAAGTTCCAAAGCATTTTTTAAAAGTTTTAGAGCGTCAGGAGTTAAAGTTTCACCCTTTACCTGTTGCCATGCTTGAGTTAATTCGGAATCAGTGGGATTCCTACCGAGTTGTCCAATCCAATCTTTTATTATTTGGTAGGGGTTTACGGCTTCAGGCTCTTGATGAGTTGGTTGCGTGTCCTGTGGTTTTTCAGTTTGCTCCAAATCATCAATATTGAAAACAGGAATTAGAGCAATATAAGGATTACCTTTAGTGGGAATTACTAAAGCGTATCTCACACCCTGCTTATCAAGTAGTTCACAAACTTCTTTCAATAAGTCAAGAATATCACCTTTAACATTAAGAAAGTCGGATGGGTTACTTAATATGTAACTTGATACTTTACCCAGTGCAATAAAGCAAATATTCTTGTAACTGGGACGACTAAAACCTGTGCATCCACTTAACGGATTTTGCCCCATGAACACGCCGTGAATCTTCATTGCGGCTGTGAAATTAATGATGTAATTCCACATTCCCTGCAAGTTAAGTGCGGTTTCTTTGGTTACTTGTTTTTTGCCTGTTCCTGGTAGTCCCTTCCCTCCACCATAAACAACATTTACTTCATCCTGAATCAAGAATATTTCTGATAGACCCGTACCTTTCTGATTGTGTTCAAATTGCTGTTGCCTCTCATCAATTATCTTGGTAGCGAAAGTTATCCATTCTGGCAATGATTCCAGTCCCTCAAACTTTTTGGAAAACTTACATAACCAACGAGTAACAAAGTTTTTGGGATCTGAACCAATCACATAAGCTGCACCCTGTGACTGTGCTGCAATTTTATTAATAATCACCCCTGCCAACGTTGATTTACCTGACTGAGTTTCACCCCATAATCCAAAGTGGTGGTTAGCCCTATTCCCCATATCCTGAACTGCGGAACTATCGCATAATTCATCTAGCCAATCACCATCAATCCTGATGTATTCGGGATATTCTGCGGCTAATTCTTCCAATACAGCCATCACACCAGGATTGATAATTGCCTGAACCGCATCCTCATTAAATTCCGCTACTTCAGGACTAGGGATACCGCGATCGCTTGGTAATTGTCGAGGTTGTTCAATTACCGCTTGTTGGACTTGCGGCAGTTCAACCAATCCCTGGAGACCATACTGTTGCATCCATCTACCGTGTTCTTTCACTGGCAGGGAGTTAACATAAGCCGCTAATTCCCGTTTAGAGCTAATTTCTTGGGCTGCTTTTTCATAAACAAATGTGTTCCGCAGCCCCTCCTTTACTATCTGATAATTAGCTTCATCAATACTCTGATAAGTTTTTTCTTTGCGTTGGCGGCGGAAACATTCTGCTGTAAAACAAGTTGCAAAAGATAGCCCCGCGATATTTTCAATTAATTTGACTTCCTTGATTTGATTTGGCCACAAAATAGGTAAAACTGTCCCAACTGCGGCTGCAATTCCGAGCGCTCCCAACAATATGCGCTCGGATGTTATCAAGGGTTCAAAACAGTTTTTTTGATGTGCAAACGGGTTGGTTGATTGCATCATGTCATCCACCTATTGTGATTCCAATAATTAGCGCGACTGTAGCCGCAGTTCCAAAAACATAGGTTGGGGCAAATCCTACAATTGATTGATTTTTATTCAGATGCCCGGCGGACTTGTACCACAGCCCACACCAATTATAAAAACCAAGCCCGACAAATATCAAAATTGAGAACAAGTATAAGGCGATCGCGCCATTCTTGGATTCAGGGAATCCCCGAATAATTTGCCCCAACAGCAGGAAGAACGATGCGCCAGTTAAGAAGTATCCAAAATAGAGTAAATTTTTCATTTTCGCATTTCCCATTGAAGATACAAGATCATGCCTAAAAATAATGCAACCAATAGAATGATAATTATACCCTTTGCATCTGGAACTATCATTTTAATCTCCCTGTTTGCTTGCTATATAAAAAACATTTGCACAGCCAAAAGCTACCTCTGATCCCAACACAAATACACCGCACAACACTTTAAGAAACAATAACTTGGGATTGCCAAGTTGAATAAGATTAACTTGATAATCAAACCAAAAAGTGTAAGCAGAAATCAGTAAAAAAGCACCTATTCCCAAGAAAGATACTATATCTACAACCTGCTTAACCTCTTTGTCTGACTTCGGTTTTTCAAGAATTTTTATCAATACTCTAGGGTCAAATAACACCGTAATAGTTGCGCTTTCAACTCCTAAAATCAGAGCTATTGATACACAAGTTGCAAAAGTTTTTTGCCACTGATCAACGCCTTTCATTAAATTCCAAAAATACGGAAATAAGGTGAATCCGTTGTAGAAAAATATAGCCCAACCTACTTTATTAAAAATTGAGCTAAGACTACCATCTGCTTCAGCATTTCTTTTAAAGAACATTAGCTAAATATCTCCGCGCTCACTCTATAAGCTTCTGTGTAGCCATCGTCATAAGCTTGGGTTGTGGCTGCACCCAACATATACTTAGAAACTGTCTGATTGTGTCCAGATTCAATTTCTCGTAATTTCTGATCTGCTTTCATTGTTACAGCAGCCCATTGAGTATTTATGTTGTGTAAGTCTACTGCTTTATTGAGTAATTTTTCTTGTGAAGAAACTATCATTTTCCCTAATTCCAGTTCTGCGTCAACCTGTCCCATTTCACGCTCCAAATTAACTACTTGCTGTGCTGATATTTCAGTGGGTAATTTCATCTTGGCTTTCACTCTAGCCATTGAATTACCCATGTTGCCGATAGCAGTTGGATTTTGCCCACTACCTGCTAATTTACCGGACTTGTCCGCAACTAATCCCCCGAAAAAATTCTCCATTATTCGCTACGCTCCCCTGCGATTGTTGTTTGTTGTTGAATGAAAGAAAAAGACATAAAAGACTGACTAAAATTGATGAAGCTAAAACGCAGAGAGTCATCATATCAACGTTTTTAGCTTGCTTTAGTATTTCCAATTCCTGTTTTCTGCTTGCGGCTCGATTATAGTCAGTAGTTGTTATTATCTGTCTGATTACGTTGTCATCAGCAACGCCCTCAAAATTAAATTCTCCACTTGGCTTGACACTAACTTTTATCGGCTTTGGTTGCTCACCAATCGGTTTGGCGGTAAACTGTATCGGGTTGGGCTGGGTAATTGTCTCCTCCTCCCATATATCGGGGAGGTCTGGAAATAGCATAAATAAAAGCTCCTGAGAATGTAACTGAAAGAATTAACACAGTGGGAATCATCCAGTTCGACGGTCTAATTATTGACGATATCTGCAAAAGCCTCATCGAAGATTGATCCAATTTGTCCACGAAAAGACGCGGATTCATCGGCGTACTCCTGAAGTCCTGCGGAAACCTTGGAAACAATGTTTGGACTGATTTGTTTGTAGCGATTTACAATTCTTGCTGCGGCTGCATTCTCAACTTCAGTTGATTTTCTATCTGATATTTCGTACATTGCATCAGATTCGTTTGCAACTGTAGCCCTGAGATTTTGAACAGCAACTTTCAGGTTTTCAATACCTTGATTGCTGGTGGTTGTCGCTGGGGTATTTTTCTTGTTTTTCTTCGCTTTAGGTTCTTCGTTTGTTGCCAGTTGTCCGTTATTCTCAACAGTAGTCAAACCAAAACCAGCATTTTCTTTATCAATTTCACCTGCTACAAACTGGGCGTTGGCATCATCTAAAGCAGCGGGGTCAATGCCGTATTGAGCGCAGATAGTTTGGGTTTTCTCCCAAACTTGCTCTACGGACATTTCTGTTTTCATGAAACTTTTAACTAAATCTGCAACTGTCATTTTTTAATCCCCAATAATAATTTTTTGATTTCCTTTCTAACGGCGGCGGTAAAAGCGAGTAGTCCGGGTTTTGTCGTCCATTCACTGTAGCTTCCGTCTGGTTCGTATCGTCTAATAGTGAGAATAATTTCAGTTTCACTGTTTTGCTGCATTAACTACCTCAGCTTTTGTGGCGTGAATGTTATTCGCTGCCACTAATGAAAGTGGTGGAATTGCAAACAATAATAAGACAACAATCATGGCTTCTAACTTAGATTTAAACATTGCTATCTCCTTGGTTATATTTCTCTAGTTCGAGTTGAATCATTTTCGCTTTGCCTTTAAAATTTCTGTATTTTACGACAAGCGATCGCACCAACTTTAATCGCTCAATTTGCTCATCAGTCTCAACTGGCATCCCAGTCAATTTGCCTGTCTTTGAATCCATAAAACCGGAAAAAACATTCAAATGCTGGGATGCCAATTTTAAATATCGCTGGAGTTGCCTTTCCCCTACACCTATCTTTTCCGCAACATCCTTCCTATTAGCCATTTTCCTGATCTTGACTTTGATCTTGACTTTGATCTTGACTTTGATCTTGACTTTGATCTTGGCTTTGATTCCACGCTCTCCAAACGTTTCTTTGCCCCCTTTCTGTTCTTTCTCCGCATAAATCATTGTTGATTGTTACGGCTGCTTGTTTAGCTAAGGATCGTGAAACTCCTTTGCTTTCCAGCATTTCTTGAAAAAGCCTTGTTCTTGTCTTTTCCACTGATGTCTGCCTCATGTCTGGTATGTACCCAATATAAAGCCACCTCAAAAGGGTGGCTATAGGTTTACCTACATTTGTCGGTTCTTCTATTCAAATTGCCTTATTTAAAATAGCGATCACCCAGTCAGGACAATCTCTCTCAAACCATTTTTCTATAGTTTTTCTGGCAGGTGGTTGAACACCAGCGTCATTATAAAATTTCTCTAATTCATAATAAATAGTTTGGATACATCTCGAAACGTACCCATGCTCTCCAGGATAGATACGTGCATCTTTCATAAGTTTGTCGGCGATCGCTTGGATTCTTGTAGTGGTTTGTGCCATGATTAGTTTACTCCTAGCAGGTAATGGCTGTTTGGGGTGAAAGTCCCCCTTTCCGGTTGTGTCGGATTGGGGGATTATTTTTTCAGTGTACATCATTCCCGCTAAATCTGTGCTAACTTGATGGGACAATCTACAAATAATTTTATGGTGGAACGCAAAAAACCGCAGACAAAGCAAGAGCTAGAAGCCGATTCAGTCAATCACCCAGAACGGGGTAAAGTTGACGGAAAACCAGTTGTAAGCGATGCACCCCGCGAACTTAGAGGGTGCGTACCAGCCGAACTCAAAAGAAAATTCCTCAGAGTTATTGCCTGTTATGGGCTTGATAATTCTGCTGGGGTGCAACAAGCGCTCACACTCTATTGGAACGAAAACAGAGAAGCGGTAGAATCTCACGAACGGCAAAAGTCTGAAGAGTTGGGAATTTCTGTTGCAGAAGTTCAGAAAAAAAGTTATGGACATTCCAAAGCTCGGAGTAGGCAGAAAAAATTAAATTTAATGGGTGGTGACAATGAGTAAAATTCTATTTTTGGACTTAGATGGTACTGTCCGCAAAAGTAAATCTGGCGCGACTTTCATTAATGATCCCTATGACCAAGAATTGATTGATGGGGTGGAAGATGCGATCGCTCGCTACCACGACTACAAAATAATTGGGGTTACTAATCAAGGTGGCGTAATTGCTGGACATAAATCGCTGGAGAACTGTTTTGAGGAGCAACGTCAAACCATGAAATTGTTACCTCAAATGAGTTTGCTGTTATTCTGCACAGATGGAGGTGATACTATGTTTCGACTCTCACAGCAAGGATTAAAAATGCACGGGATGGCAATACTATGTAATGCAAAAAAATACGGGAACTTCAGAAAACCCAATCCAGGAATGATTGTTTTTGGCATGAAATATTCCAGGGAAAACCCGGAGGAAGTTTTGATGGTGGGAGATAGATCCGAAGATCAAGAATGTGCTGCTAATGCGAATATTCCATTTATGTGGGCGGAGGACTGGAGAAATGGTAAATAACCAACCCGAAGGATATCCCCAGCGATGGGTGTGGGCTGCTTGCGCTCACATCTACGGCGACCCGATAAGCGATCGCACTTGGAGAAAGTACAAGGATATATGCCAAGTCCCTGATTTTCGCAAGCTCAAGAAAGGGGAAGAACCGATTATCAGCAAAACTCATTGTCAATGGCTAATGATGTTGGCTTATATCCGGTTTGAGCAAAAGCGGGAAAACGGGACTAAAAGACCAATGGGATGCAAAACTGGTGTGACCATTCAACAAATTATCAAACGGTTAAACTCAAGTCCTGTTTTAAAAACTGAACTTGATAAGGCATTAGGTGATGCTGTAATTATTGATGGCATTAAAGGTTCGGAAGTACCAACATGGTTAGGTCGTCAAATTGGTAAGTCTCCTACCATCCGAACATTAAGACGATGGGCAAAAAAGTACGATCTGGAATTTCATACTCACTTACCTGTTCCGGTAGAAACGTTAGATACATTTTTGCGAATAGCGTGACTTTCGTGAATTGCGCCAATAAATAAATGAACCCACTAAAATTAATGCAATTTAGTGGGTTCATTTATGCCTAGTATTGATTCTACGGTTGGGGAAGTATGCCGTTATTTGGGTAAGAGCGGATAGCGATCGCTTAAAACTCCCAACCAACAAGCATTTAAACCAGGGACACGCGATCGGCACGATTCAATTGATTTACTAAACAGGGGTAATATGGACTCATTTAGACTGTTGATCCAACTAAAGAAGCAAGAAAAAGAACTCGCGGAGAAAATCAAGTCGGTTCAAAAAATGGCTATTGAAGATGCCATGTCTTTCGGTAAGACTGGACAGTTAGACACAATTGATGGTGCAAAAGTTGTTTTTAAATTGGTGGCAGTCAAACCCAAGCCGACAAACGAAATTCAAATAATGATGGAGCATTTGGAATTTGTCAGGGAAAATCTGCAAAAGTCTAACTCTTCCCGTATCGCTGAATTGAAGGCAGAATTAGAAGCGCTCACCACAAATCCAGAAATTCAGGAAATAGAGTTGGAAATAGATGCGGCTATGGGAGCGATCGCGTCTGAAAAGGTTGGTCAAATTGCGATTACGTTACCAAAATAGACAATAAATAACCCGTCATTGCTAACGGGTTATTTATTAAATTCTTTCCCAGCCTTCTTTGATAGGGATTATGTATGTATACCTGTCCCTATCCCTGAAGTAAATCCTAAAAGCCTTATTTGACTTATCTACATATTTATCCCAGTCTCTTGGGTGTGAGACATAGGCAAATTCTATAGAAGGGGTATATTCTGAGTACCATTCATCGTTGAGAAATTCATTAATAAATTCCCCTGGTCGCATTAGGGAATCGTTAAATTGAGGTAAGCAAGAACCCCTTGCTTCGAGACTGAGATCAACATCAACTACTGCGATAACCTCGGTAGTGATGCTGTTGAATAAATCTTGTAATTTCATTCTTCCGGCATCTTTTTATTAATCTCTACTTTGTATCCTAGACAAAGTAGAGTTTGGTTTATTTTGACCCATGTTTCAGGGTCTTTTTTTAGCCATACTTTAATACTATAATGTCAACCACCAAATTAAAATATTTTTAAAATAAAAAATCCACCGTTGCCGATGGACTAAAAATTATACTAATTCTCTAACTGTTTTTTCTAATTTACTTTTACCCTTCCACCTAACGGGATGATGCAGATTTTCACATCTGGCTTCATTCCATATGAAATCTATTACCTGCTCTACGGAGATTTCAGGAAAATTGATTTTTATCTCCTCTACAGCTTTTTTGACAACGTCAATATATTCCATAACTTTCTGTTAGCTTGCTTACCACTACATGAGATGCACTTTAGCGATCGCGGAACTAAGGAGTTCCGACATTCATACTTAGGCGATCGCCGCCTGGATAATTTTATGCGCCTGATTGCCAGACATACCGTCTGGCAACTGAATTCCAACCATGTTGACCGCAGGTGCGGTCATGTCATCGGAAAGTCCGAAATTCCAGTCATAGTCCGGTGCTTGTGTCAGTGTTGCGCCGGGAATGGCTGCCAACACTTTTTCAGCATTTTCTCTTTTAACTCTGATTACCTTCATCAACTTAACCAGGGGATTGTGAGTGGTGGCTTGGTTGTTTTCCCCCTGCCTCCTTATTTATAAATGTACACCATCTATTCTAGCTTGTCAAGTGATTTTGAAAAATTTTCTTGAAACCACTCCAAAGACTTACTAGATAAGACTTCCACGAAATTAACTAAGTCTGGATTGATAGTTTGCTTATAATTGCGACTATATCCTGATGCTATTAATTTTCTACACAGTTGTTCCTTGACATCCTCAGTGCATCTAACTTTTATCTCTGTTGTCCGGTTTAATGATGGTCGCATGATTCCATCTGTTAGTTGTACACCATTAACTATAACAGAGATTTTTGTCAAGGGGTAGTCATGCGAATGAGGAAATATCCAAGAATCCCCATAGAATCAGGACTTGGAGTATCAATCACTGCAACTATCTATTGATTCTCTATGGCTATAGTTAAATGCTTATGCTAAAATTAAAACACCTCCCCAAATGCACTCCGGGAAGGTGTTTCGTTTACTTGTAAAAACTTGAATTATGAATATCCTAGCATCCCCTGTGGATAGCGTGGGGTAATAATGACTGGTGCTTGAATTACACCCCACAGGATACCTTTAGACATCTACTTTCCATTTTTTACACCAGTCTTGGAACTCCTGAGACTGCATACTATCTTGCAGTCTGTAAGGCAGGAGATATTTTAACTTCTCCTCAGTGGCGCGGACTTTTTCACCACACTTTTTGGCTAGTGATTGGGCATCTCTCAATCCTTCTTTTGTGAAGGGGAAATAGCGATTATACTCATCACCGTCTTCTTTTGAGAACTCAAATACCAGATAGCATTTGACTAATGTCTCTTGCAGAGATCGGAATTTATTTCTATGCCACTCTTGCGGTCTTTCTAATGCCTTGTTTCCCATTGTTTTCTTGTGGGGTATGTGACAGCTTCCCACGACTCCTAGTGGAGTTTCGGACGGTAGCCAGCCGTCCATCATCAGGTGGGTTAGACTGTTGCCAGCCATTTCTCGAAAGGCTTAACAATACCTTTTTTGGCTTGTTGTGCTTTTTTGTAAATCTCGTAATTGCGCTCTTGTTGTATCTGCGCTTTTTTGGCTTCTTCTTTAGCCAGCCTTTCAGAACTTTTATCATCAGCATAGACTTTAAAAGCTTTCGCTCTGTCAAGAGCTTCTTGTGCAGATATAACAATCGCGTCTACCTTCTTATCTTCGTCAAATTTATAGATATATTTATCTACACCATCTGATAGTTGCTCGTAGGATACTGCACCCTTCCGACATTCAAAAACTGCATTGGCTACTGGCCACATACAGATATTGATGTAGCTTTCATATTCCCGTAGCTCAGGATACAAGTTATAGAAATATTCTTTTAGGTCAGGATATGCCGCTTTTTTAGAAGCTAGTGGGTGTTTAGGTACTGCTTTAGTAGCTTTCGATTCCCAGTGTTCTACCCAATTTTGGAACACTTTTTGATCGCGGTTGATCAATTGTTGAGAAGCTTTCCAGTTGTCAGCGATCTCAATATTTAGAAGTTTTAATGCTTCCCGTTCGCTATATACAAGGTGTCTCCAAAAAGAAATTACTTCTGTTGTTGTACCTGTTTGAGCTACAAATACTTCTTGGAAGACTTGCTTCCATTCACCAGCAGCAATAGAAAATTCGATTGCTTTCTGAGTTTCTAGCCGAGTTGCATACTCAGTTTTTTGCGCTGCCGTTAGCGCTGGCAGTTCAATATTAAAGGGAAATTCCTTTCCATCTTTGTCCAGAAGGATGACACCTTCTGAATCATAAGAGGATTCAACCTCAAAATATTTTCCTTCGGTTAGAAGGCTTCCGTTCTTATAAACACCGGGTTCTCTATCAGAATCAATTTCTACTAATTCATATCCTTTGTAAGTAGTTTCCATTTGTTTTACCTCTGTGGATTCAAGTTTCCAATCAATTTTTAATAATTCATCCATCCATTTCTGGATGTTTTGCTTGCCACCCACACGGGTGATTAAGTTGATTAATGTTTGTTGTCTAGCCTGTAAATTTTTCATCAACTTAACCAGGGGCTTGTGAGTGGTGCTTGTCTTCCCCCTCTTTCCATACTTTAGTTATACCCCAACTATTTTTGATTGTCAAGATTTTTTTCAAAGTTTTTTTCAAACCAACCCAAAGGCTTATCCGCTAAGGCTTCTAGGAAGTCTACAAAGTTTGGGTTTATGTTACCGTCCTTAGTACGTTTGTACCCGACAGATATCAACTTTCTGGTTAGCTGTTCCTTGACTTCCTTGGTACATCTAACTTTTATCTCTGTTGTCCGGTTAAGTGATGGACGCATGGCTTTATCCTTTATAGGTGTACACCATTAACTATAGCAGACGATTTTGTCAATGGTTGTCATGCGATTGAGGAAATTAACTATAAGTATTCAACCCAGGCGCACCCCCAAACGGCAAGTTCGCGTAAGAACCAAACCGAGTTTCACACGCTGTCAAAGTTTTGGCGCACACATCCAACGCCGGATTATCTGTGGCCACATTATTTAAGGTGAACCCGCCCAGCAAATACCCACACTCGGCGGAACGATACCGCCATGAGCATGACCGCAGCAGGGGACGGGCGGGCAAAGTGACACCCTCAACGTCAAACGACGATCCGAGTCGGAATTGTACAGCGAGATAAGTTTCTGACACTAACTGCTCAATCACGAATATTTGCTGTGGCAGTTCTTTGATTGCCGCGCCTTCATTCTCACCACCATCTAAAAATTGCCGTTGAGTAAGGCGGCGCTTTACCGTCGTTCCTTCTAGTCGGTAATTGGGTGAGGTTTTGCATTGAGTTAGCCAAGTCGAGACGACACGCCCGATATTGGAAACTGTTAGTTGTGGCGTGGGAATTGGTCCTTGTCCGATAAGATCAAAACCTTCAGATTCACAGCCAATGGCGGCGTATTCCTGCCCCTCGAAGGACACGCCGGGATAATTGCAGATGTACAGGGTTTCTGTTGGTGCGGTCAAGTTGTAATTAGATATCTCGAATAACTCAATGGGTGAGTCGGGATTGAGGGATAGGAGATTGCTGATTATTGGCATTTTATTTTTAGCTTAACCGACAGAAGCCCCACGTCTCACTCTTAGGAGCGTGGGATGAATGGCGCGTGAGTGGGAGTGTGTGGAGTATGTCACAATTGCCAATAAAAAAGCCCCTATTACGGGGCGTAAGTTAAATTAGTTCCAGTAAAATTGTGAGCGCCTCTTGGATGCTGGCGATCGCATCCTTGATTAACGCGCGCTTCTGTTTTGCGGGTTTGTCGGATTTTGAAAGCAGTAGCTCACGGCTGGCTATCTGCTTCATTAGCTTGGAGATATTGGGTTTTTCTCCCCACGTACAACCGAACTCTAGGGCTATATTTTCAAGTTCGGCTTTATCTTCTTCGCTGACAGAGAGCGTTATGCTCTCTGATTTTCTACTCAATGTCCATCCCAGATATTTGGGGGAATGGGTTATGCTTATCTTCCCATTCCAATGCAATCACTCTTGCATTTCTTAATTCAGGATGATCATTGATATTTTCAAAGCTCTTCTCTACATCCTGTCTCTGAGGATATATAAATTGAACATGACCATCAATTAGTTCCTCAAAAACAGATTCTTCCATGCCCTCAGAATTGGGATGGATTATTTCACATCTTGCTTCATTAACTTTTGTGAAATAATGCCCATCAATTTTTGTAATCTTCATGATACAATTCCTTTTGAAGCTAAACTTTTACTGTGTGGCTTGGGCTTGCTCCCCTTGCCTCACATTTATATATTTACATAATATTTTATCCTTGTCAATAGCAAAGTGTCCTTACACTTAAAATATTTTCATTCCCTACAAAAATCTCCTAACCTGCTCAAACTTTCCACTAAAAGCAGCCGCCGTCACACCCTGCTGTTGAATAGTCCACTCTTTGCAAATGTACAGTTTTCCGTCGTCGGTCACACCGCCATCAAGTGACAACCTGAATGGAGAACCACGCCGCGTCCTGAGAAATTCATCTACTTCTGCAAAATTAATAATATTTATGCTGATATCCCACGCACTGCTAATGGTATTAATACCCTTGGTGGTACGGCGTTCAACTCCAGTTTCACCATATTTAGTTTTGGCAATATCGGCGGTTTCTGTTTCTGAATTTGACCATGTTGGCGTAAGGGGAATTATTGGGTAAGTCATAGAGGTAAAATAAGTGAGTAAATATTTCATAGACTCAGAATTCATAGAAAACGGCGTGACCATAGATTTGATTTCTATTGGTATCGTAGCCGACGACGGACGCGAATACTACGCCATCAACAGTGAATGTGATTTTTCAAAGGCCAGTGACTGGGTGCTAGAAAATGTTTTGCACCCAATCGGATTAGATAAAGACGGGTTAACCTTAAACCCATCTGAACCTTGGGTAAAACCAGCTTATAGAGACTCCTATCTGTGCGCCCATCCAAAACAAGAAATTGCGCGTCAAGTTTTACGATTTACAAAACCAAGTATTTTACCCGTCCCGTCAGCAGATAAAGGCTACAAAGAATTAAGGGACGCTGTAACAGAAGAATCTATAGAGTTTTGGGGTGAATGGTGTAGTTACGACTGGGTAGTTTTGTGTCAACTGTTTGGGGTGATGGCGGAATTACCGTTTAGCTTTCCAATGAGGTGTAGAGACGTTATCCAGTGGAAAGAGGATCATCTTAAATACGCGGGTGAATTACCTCCATCACTAGAAACCGACGGCAATCACAACGCATTACTAGGAGCAAAAACCGTCAAAATGCGGTATGAATTTTTAAAAGATTTAGACGAAAAATCGATTATCCGTTGCATAGACGTATGATTACAGTTTATTTACAAGGTGAACTTGCAGACTATTTTACCTCACAAATTACCGTTGATGTCTCTAGTGTTGCCGAAGCTGTGGCGGCACTACGTGCTAACTTCAAAGATTTTGCGAATTATCTATTTGAAGCTGCTAACCGTGGCGTATCCTATCAAATTCAGGTAGGGTATCAGGAGATTGAAGAACAGCATCTAAAATGCCCAATTTCCAAAAAGGTGCAATCTATCAGAATCATGCCTGTAATCGCTGGTGCTGGTGCAGCTGGTAAAATTATTGCAGGCGTGGCACTGATTGCGGCGGGGTTTTTAACTGGGCCAGCAGGCTTCCTGGGGCTATCTTCAGCAACTCTATTTCTGACAGGGGGTGCTTTGCTACTGGGTGGTATTTCTTCCCTGTTCGGACGGCAAGAATCACCTGACGCTAGAGAGGACAAAAAATCACTGGTGTTTGGTGGTACGTCAACGACCGTTAAAGAAGGGGGGCGTGTGCCAATAATTTACGGGGTGGCATTGGTGGGGATGTATATTATCTCTGCCAAGATTACGACTTCCTACCAGCCGAGTTAGGCAATAAAAAAACCCGCCATTCCTGACGGGTTTAACTATTTGCTTCTTGCTTTTTTCACTCGTTCTCGTTGTTTTGGGTTCTGATGTCTGTGATTCTTGCAGTATCCTGTCCTATTTTGCGGAGACAGAGATTTGCAGCAAACGGTGTAGGGACTTTTTAAACCCTGGCAAATATTCTCTCCCTCTTGAATTCGTGCCACTGATAGAATGTTTTCGATTAGCTTGGGGGTTAGTTTTTTGCCCCCACTTAGGCAATATCCCCCATTGGGAAGTTTGACTACTTTCCCCGCAATACTTTGATGTCTTCGGGGTCATCGTCAAAGCAATGTTCCCGTTCCGAGATTTGGAGCAGTCGGCTTTTATAGTTCTGTGCGGGGTCAAAGCAGAGAGGGGTGCAGTGGGCGATCGCATCCTCAATCTTCCATTGTCCTGCCATCGGCAAAGTCCCATCTGGGTGAAGCACGGTAATTGCTTCGTTGCCCAGTGCCAGAGAGGATATTTCACCACTTCCAGCTAATGACCACGAACACAGGTGTTCCCGGAGTGATGGACCCCCATAGCCACCACTTCCACCAGTTACTAAGTAGCTCACGGAATTGGCGAATGCC